ATATCCCTAACCCAGCTATAGTGCCTATAATAGCACACATCATAAGCAAAGAACTGGAGCTTCTTGGCGATGAATTCCAGGTACTTGCTCCAATGGTTGAGAAGCTTGCTAAGACTCCCAATGAGCCAGAGAAGAAGGAGGAGGGCAGGGCACCGAAGGACCAAGAAGGTTTACCTACATCTAACCAGGGTGGAAATCCAATGAGCATGCAGGAACAGTCGGCTAGGCCGGGAATGTGAGGTTAATGTGTATCCATCAAATTATGAAATTCAGTTGTATATAAAGAAGCTAGGTGAGAGGGGGAGTAAGTCACTGAGGCTCCTGGGGGAGAAGCAGGACTTCGTTACCGCCTTTAATAGTAAGATAGGTCAGGAGCTCCTGGGTGAGGTTATACAGATGCATGAGCTACTGTTCAACAAGGTAGCCTCTACGCATGCAACTGACGAGGATAGAATAGAATATCAAGTGGTTGGGCGCCTTCTTGGATTATGGGCAACGAAGATTGCCGAGTATGAGAGAAGGTGTAAAGAAATAATAACTATAGCAAGTAGAGAGAAAGAAAGGGAGAGGAAAGAACTATGACAGACAACCAAGGCTTATCAAGTAGCGCCGCCGGTGGCAATGCGGACGACGATTCCCTAGGACAGTCAGGCGGAAATGCGGAAGACAATCAGGGTGCTGCCGGTGACTCTGAAACCCCCGAGCAAGTTCTCCAGAAGGAGAGGAGCCGGTTTGGAAGAGAGAAGTCGCAGCTATCGAAGAGGATTGAGGAATTAGAGGGTACACTGGGTAGATTATCCGCTGTCACCTCGAAGGTTGACCTTTCCGACAAACCTCCTGTTGAGTACATAACCACGCCAGAGGACCTGGAAAAATACAATGCGTGGAAGAGTACTCAGGATGAGAAGAAGCGGAAAGCTTATGCCAACGAGTATGTGGGAGCCGTTAAACGCCTAAGCTACCTTAACCCCGAATTACACTCAGATATCGAGAGTGAACTACTTCACAGTAGCACAAACTATCCGTCACCATCGAGGCTTAGTGATGCTACCTACGATGCCCAGATGAATTACAGAATGGCTGAAGCTACAGTATTGAAGCGCCAGCTTGCTGCATTCAAAGCTGGGAAGCCGCTCGTGAAGGGTGGAGCTGGTAATCCTGCTACGGGAATTACTGCTACATCTACGAACGTAAAGAGTGGCAAGAAGATAGTCGAGCTCGATGAGGTCAGCAAGAAATTTGTTGCCGCTATGGGTGAGAAGGAGGATTCTGATTTTGTTCAAGACTCTGTGCAGAGGCAAGACCTGTAATGAGAAGCCGCTATATTAAGACGGACCGTAGGCCTCTTCCAAAGAAGCCTAGGTCTAAGAAAATTTTTGGGTCCTTCGAGGATAGCAATAGGTGGATACGCTGTTGGAATTGTGATGCACCTCTAGATACTCAGGGCAATCGTGTCCTGTCTGGTAGCGTGAGTGGCAATATCTATTTTGATGTCGTTATACCTGTTGAGATTTACGAGGGGGGCCCACAAAGTTTAGAAATTACGGGGGAGACGGTCCTACCACAACTAGGGCCAGATGGTCTACCGATACCAACCTACACTCCGCGTCAGGTGACGACGCCCCGCGGTTGTTGGAGGTGCGGTACTTGTAACCTACCATAATGATTGGTAATTTATGACAGAAACTGAAAAGGCGTATATAGCTGGACTTGTCGATGGTGAAGGATGTATTTGCTTACATCGGAATCACTTCAAAGATAGAAAAACCACACTATATTGTCCAAGAGTTAGTATAGTAAATACTGATAGGGATATAATGGACTGGCTTATTCTTACTATTGGAGACGGCAAAGTTTTTTCTAGAAAGCGTGGACAGTGGAAGCGAGGACATGACTGGTATATCAATGGAAAGAAATGCGGTGCATTTCTAACCGAGATTTTGCCATATTTAAGGATTAAAAGACTTAAGGCAGAGCTAGTTATACAATATTGCAATACTCTGTTAGAGAGAACCAATTGTGTGAAGGGGCGCAAGTTATCGCCTGAAGTTATAGACTTCAGAGAGGGAGTCGTCCGGAAACTAAGGTGCGGTACAACTAATCTTCCGTGATGGAGGTTTTTAATTATGGGTATAGGTTTTGAAGTAGTAGAACATCCCCAGCGCCCTATCTGGGTGCCTGTGGAAGGAACACATACCCTCTATGTTGGTCAGATAGTAAGCTATAATAAGGTCACACCTTACCTAACTGGTGGGGCTGACCCGATGATTGCTGCTGCTGGCGTGTGCAGTTCGACAACGCTTGATTATCCGTTTGGCGTGGTTGTTGGAACAAGTGATACGGCTGATGCTGAAAGTTATGCTCAGCTTGCCACTGCTCTCATCAACGTCAAGCAGATTACTGGCGTTAATACGCTTGCTGCACAGGCTGCCCGCACCAACAGGATGGTTGAGGGTATGTATGCGAAGGGTGACCCGCAGCCGATGGCTCAAGTCGTAAGAATTGAACCATTTACGGTATTGCGTGGTTATTTTAGAAACAGTGCGACAGTTGGTACGACTGTGATTACTCAGTTGTCACCTACAGCTGTTGCTTCGACAGCGATGACGTTTGCTACGTTTGGATTCACCGGTGTGGTTGATAACTCGACTACATACTGTGTTTCCGGAGTTAACGCGGGTCTGTACAGGAGGGGTACTGATGCCAGTGCCACCGCCTGCACATATACTCGTGAGTGGCCGGTAATCCCAGCTACGACTGACGTGTTTAAGCGTGTGAATGTTCCTCCGCAGGGCTATGGTAGAATGAATATTGACACTACCTATGGTCTGTGGATTAACAATGTGGCAGCTCTGACTGCACACTATTACTGTATTTGTGTTCTCGCTATGGAGCTCGGTACTGATTCAGGCAATGAATATATTGACTTCTTCTTTAGTCCTGTTCATTGGATGGCAGCGGCCGCAGCACGAGCGATTACATAAGATTTAGGAGGATATCAATATGGCTAATCCATTAGTTAGTTCGCAATTTGCTAGGTTGCTTGATGACAGGCTCCGCAAAGTGCAGGTGGACGCTTTCAAAGAATTGCCCTCCTATATCGACCAGTTCTATGGTGTGATTAAGAGTGACAAGGCTTGGGAAGAGTTCTATGGTGTGGGCGCTGTTCCTGATGTCCCAGTGTTCTCCGGAACCCTGGAATATCTGGGTGTGGCACCTGATTACTATACCAGAATCGAACCTAAAGAGTACGCTGCTGGTATAACAATTGAAAGGAAGTTGATTGATGATGACCGTTATGACGTCATCAAGGGTCGACAGGCTGGGCTTGCCCAGTCCCTAGTTCGTGTTCGTGAGAAATATGGAGCTCAGGGTTTTGCCTACGCATTCTCCTCTGCCTTCACATTCATGAACAATGAAGAGGCGGTCTCTCTTTGCTCAACCGCCCATCTTACTAAGTCAGGCGCTTCGACCACGTCTGGTTTCAGTAATAGTGGGACCACGGCACTGAGCAAGACGGCAATAGCCGCAACCAGAATCCTCATGAGGCAGTTCAGGAGTGATGTTGGTGCCAGGGTTGTTATAGACCCCGACATGATAATCGTTCCTGACACTCAGTGGGACGCTGCATGTGAGGCAGTGGGCTACTCGTCCGCTACCGGTGCATCTAGTGACAGAGACCCTGATTCCGCTATGTATGGCAAAATCAATGCACAGTATAAGAGATTCACAGTAGTCCCTTATCTGCGCCTTGATGATTATTCAACCAAGAGTTGGTTCATGGTTGATAGCAAGCGGATGAAGGAGTTTATGCTCTGGGTTGAGAGAATGGGTCCTGAGACTTCTACGATAAAGGACTTCGAGACATTCATGTACAAGCAGTCCATCTATGCTAGGTTCGGCTATGGCTGGCTTAATTGGAGATGGATATACGGGATGAATGTAAGTTAATCTAACGGGTTAGGGGGCCCAACCCAAAAGGGCCCCCCATCCTACAATGTGTAAGCGTCGGTTAGAGTCCGGCGGGCAGTGCATGAGGGAATAATGGACAGGGCAGTGTCACATACAAGGAGGAAAGAATAATGCCTTTAACAGCTTTTCCAAAGGGTATATCAAGTTTTGGTGTCCCTGTAATCGGGTCTGGTAGTGTCATCCCACCCTCTGGTGGAAACTATTACTTTGTTTCATCTGTAACTGGTAGCGATGGCAATGCTGGCACGGACCCGGCAGCTCCTCTTGCTACGGTAGCAGCAGCTATTACGGCTACTACAGTGAGCAAGGGTGATGTCATTGTTATGCTCCCCTATCATACAGATACTATAGCGGCAGCTGGTACTTGGACACCCAAGGCTGGTACTGCTATCGTTGGTCTTGGTTGGGGTGGGTGCCGGCCGCTGATTTCATTCTCAGCTACGACATCAACCATTCTGGTGAGTGCAGCAAACTGCCTCTTCCAGAATTTCGTTACTACTTCAACCGTTGCAGAACTGGTAACTTGCTTTAGTGTTTCTGGTACTGACTGCGTCATCAATGCTGTTGACCACAAAGAGATAACTACTACGATTATCTCCTGGTTGACTAGCACAAACGCGGCAGACAGACTTACAATCACAAATTGCAAGCATCTGACTACTACGGTTTGTGCTGGTACGGCGGCATGGATTAATCTTGTTGGTGGAAATGGTATTACCATTACTGACAACTTTATCTGCGTTAATAAGCCGAACAGTGCGGTTGCTGCTGCCATTGGCAGCACCACGACAGCTAATGTTAATATCTTGATTGCACGTAATTATATGAATACGATTACAACCGGTGCAGCTAAGATAATACTCTCTCTGTTTGCCGGTTCAACTGGCAATGTGTATGATAATAGGGGTCATGCCCTGGGCTCGACACTTGCTGGTAACTTCGGTATAGCTAACTGCGGAGGCGGTAACAACTACGTTACGCACGCGGCTACAAAGAGTGGTCTGCTTGACCCAGTTGTGGATTCTTAATAGTAACAATCTTAACGGCGTGTGGCTCGTCTTGGCGGGCGAGCCACCTTCGCCTCTGTAAAGAAAGGAGTAAAAGATGCCAAGAACAAAGGGAGCAAAGAACAAGGAGAGGGAAGACAAGTTCCAATTCTTCGCCGAAGCGGACTATGTCATTAAAGATGGGAAGAAGAGGATATCATCTGAATATCCCATGTGGTATAACACTGTGGCCCTCGATGAGATTGAAGAGGACATCAGGAGAGATGAACACGCCATCAAGATGGGCTATGTGAAAGAGAGCAATATGCCAGTTGTCAGAGACAGGCTCAGCCGCTCTCGTGAGAGGATGGAGCAGGTGAAGGAAAGTATTCCCATCCTGAATGCGAAGCAGAAAGACTTCCTCGATACCACATGTAAGTACCTAGGTGAAGAGATAAGGAACAAGATGTTTTCCTACTCAAGCATGATGAAGGGAACAGCTGACGCCCATGCAGAAGCTGATAGAATGATTAAGCCATCTATCACTGTAACTCCAGAGGTTGCACATCTGGCTGAGGCATGTAACGTCAGAGTGGAGGATGGGAAGATTAGCCGCGACGGTGCTTCCAAGATATGGAAGATAAGCCAGCGGGCACTTGGTGAATTGAGCGATACGGAAATCCTGCGGAGGGATTGATGTGGATATCCAATCCTAGGGGTGCATATACTCTATGCACCTCATGTGGATTCTGGTTTTGGCCAGATGAACATGGAGACAGCGAGTGCGTATCTTGCTGGCTTGACGGGAGGCCTCCGAGTAGTGGAAATCTATTCTAGGTCTATATCCCTAAAGGATATAAAGGCACGCTATGGTTGTGTAACTGCTGGTGATTATTGGCGGTTCAAGGACCTTGTCAATATAAGGACTGTGGAGACTGGTAATGAAAATTATAATTTTCTCATCCACCTCCACGAGTCTATAGAGGAATGGCTCTGCACGATGCGTGGGATTGATGAGATGGACATCCAGGCATTTGACCAGCAATTCAAGGGTGACGGGGAGCCTGGCGATGACCCAGCGGCCCCCTACTATAAAGAACATCAGTTTGCAACAGCAATAGAAATGCTTATGTGTAACGAGATGGGAATTAATATGTATGACTATGATGCTGCCGTAGATAGGGCAACGGAGGAATAGAATGGACGGTCTCACATTATCAAATCAACTTAGTCAACTCCTTTCTGAGCCATCTACATCAACGTGGATTGACATGAGGACTACCTTTGACTATCTTTATGAAGCAGCCTGCGAGTTTGTCAGGGAAACCCAATGTCTTACAAATACCCAGACAATAGTTCCTATAGCTACAGTCGACCACTATGACCTGAATCCAGACTACTTCTTCCTGTTCCTCACAGATGACCAGAATAGATTCTTTGTAAAGTTCAACGACGGAACCAACGACTGGATGATTTCTCATCGTGAGTATCCCGCTATGACCTATGGTAACCAAACTACGCCACAGGCTATTCCGGATAGTTTTTCAATAAGGGATTGCCGCGACCTGCCAGTGAATCTGGTTGGCACAAATACTGCGCTAAGCACTGTAGGCTATAATCTTGAGTCAACACTTACAGACCCCTCTGCCTCATTTCTTACAACTGTAAGTGTTGGTGATACTATACATAATACCAGTGGTAATGTTCATGGGGTGGTTCTTGAAGTTCCAACCAATACTACAGTCATTACCGCCATGTTTCCGACAATAGGATGGTCTGTAAGCGACCAGTACGTCATTATCCCACAGGGGAGAAAGGAATTAATATTCTCTCCCCCATTCTCAGCATCGGGCGGCACTATTACTGTTGAGTATGTGCAGAGACCTACCCCCGTCTATTCCTATTATAGAGGCTATAGATTCAATCATACTTATGGTCCAGCTATAGTGAAGTATGCAGCTTGGCTCTATAAATATAGAGATAGAGAGCCCCAGTTTGCTGACCTATTTTACAAGCACTGGGACCTGATGCTCCGAAGATACAAAGCTCTTGAGGGCAAATCAAGTCAGAGATTAAGCTGGAAGGTTAATTTTAACAAGCGTTCATGGAACGACAGGTCACTGAGGTAGAATGGCACAGGATAGAAGAGCCCCACAGATGCATCGTGAGAAGATTGCTAAGCCGCTAGGAAAGGAGGGCTTCATCAAGAAGGACACGCCTTTCCTTGGAAAGCTCCGACTTGATATCGACCCGCTTCTAATTGCACAGGGTGATTTTAGGCAGCTCACCAACATGCGTTATACTAATAACGGTATCCGTGATATAAGCGGGATGACGCCCATAAACACTGTTGCTACTAGTTACCCCTCTGTTGAGCATGGATTCCATTTTAGGAAGGCGACCCCAAGGGTCTCCCAGCCTATAGAGGACCACATCTTCGTTCAGACAACGTCCGGAGCAGCGTCAAGGCTTGTGAAGTCTAATACTATAGGTAAGGTGCCGACGACAGACACATTCTCTAATTGGCTCACACTTACTAATAATAATAGGACCTACTTCTCAAACGCCCCCAACGGGGCAATGATGATAATGGACGGGGTTAATAATTACATCTGGGCTGGGAATGAGGATGCAACTAACTATTTCGCTGTTGTAGACCCGGGTGGTACATTTTGGTATGACTACACTGTTCAGGTAAACAATACACTGTCTGATTCACAGAACGTGGCCTCCCTTGCCGCAGCTGGCGGCGGGATAGA